GGCGTTCGCGGGCGAGCCAGAATGCCATCGGGTGTTCCTTCCGCTCAGGATTGTTGCAAGGCGCGGCGAACGGCGCTGGCGATCTGGCGCGACGAACGCTGCATTGCGGTGGGCGCAGCCTGTCCGCGCGGTACAGCGACCTGGATCGCCACGCGCACATCGCGCCCCGGCGGAGCCATTCCGGTCTCGACCCTTCCGGCGGCGGTCGGCACGAACACCTCCGGGCCGCGTTCACCGACCAGATAGGCGCGCCCCGGCGCGACCGGCCCGCCGGTGGCCCGGCCCGGCAAGCCAAGCAGTGCGCTGAGCGAGTTGCCGATCAGGCTTCCGAGACCGCCATTGCCGCTTCCTGCCCCGCCAAAAAGGCTGCCGATCCCTGATTGCACCGCATAGCCCGCGATTTCGGACAGCGCGCTGAAAGCGACCCGCTTGAGATCATCGAAACCGAGACTGCCGCGTCGCAAGGCTCCCAGCAACCCGCGTTCCAGAACATTCCCCGCACGGCTGAAACCGTCGAGCAGTCCGCCATCGAGCGTGCGGCGCATCGCTTCGACATCGGCGGCAAAGCCATCCGTGCTGGCGCGCACATCGATCACCAGTTCATCGAAATTGTCAGTCATCAGCATCGCGCTCCATCATGCGGGCGATCATCTCGCGATCAGGGGGGGAAAGGGCGCGGCCATCATCAGGGGCGGCCAGGGCCATCGCCAGCTCGGCTGGCGTGGCGCCCCAGAATTCGGCGGGCCGCCAGCCAAGTAGACGTGCGGCGAGCGCGCACCAGCAGACGGCGGCCTGCCCGAAGGTTTTGGTCATGCCTCGCCCTTGAGCACCTGTGCCAAAACGGCGCGTACGGGACCCGTCGCGCTGACCATACCCATCGCCAGCACCGCTTGCCCGACTGCAACGCGTTCTGGGCGGGTTTCGATGGGCAGGCAGTGCCATAGCAATGCGGTCATTTCGGTGAGTGTGAGTGCACCGCCCGCAGCACGCTCAACCAGTGCGAACAGCGAGCCTAGTTCGGCCTCGGCCAGCACCAGATTTTCAAAACTGGGCCGCAGAACATAGTTCAGGCCGTTGACGGCAAGCGCACATTCCCCGCGCAAAGGGTTGGCAACGGCGGTCATGCCGGCACCACGGGGCCGGAACTTTCAAGCTGGAGCGTATAACTACGCTCCCCATTGAAATCTCCGGCATAATCGAGCCGCTGCACGATAAACCGGCCCCGCAGTTTTTCGCCGTCCTCGAACGACAGCTCGTAATCATCATGCGTTCCGGCCAGTGCATGGGCGCGTACCGTGCTCTCGGCGGTGCTACCAAGGAAGATGCCCGCCGCACTGACCGAGACCGAGCGGGTGCCCGCCCCAGACAGCAGATCGCGCCATCCGCCCGATTGCTTGTGCGTGACGACCACCGTGTCGCCATTGATCGACATCTGCGTGGTGCGCAGGCCAGCGATGGTCTGATAGGCCGGGGGCGTGGCCCCGTCGGCGATTTTGAGCAGGAAGGCGGCGCCGGATTGTGCGGGCATGGGGCTAACTCCTAATTCGGTTCGAGAATACGGAAGCGGTATTCGAGCAAAGCGCCGCGGCGGTTGTCGGCGCGCGCTTCACTGCGCGAGCGCAGGAAGCGAATCGAGGCGACTTCGAAGCCCTGCTGGAACGGCGGCAGATCGAGCACGCGGCGCTCGATTGCGCCGAGCAGACCGGCATCGCCAACTGTCAGATCGGTGAAGCTCTCCAGTTCCAGAGCGACGCGGACTTCGCGGCCCTTCCGGTCTTTCGTGCCCCAGTCCACCGATGCACTGGCCGCAATGCCGAGCCACGGCGGCGTGGCGGAGAGTGGCGCTTCTTCTTCGATCGTATTGATCGCAGCCAACGCCGGATCGGCGTCCAGCCAAGTGATCAACGCGGCGCGCAGGTCATTTTCCATCGCGGAAGTCTCCAAACACCTCGGGCCACAGCGCCGCAGCCGAATGCCAGTCTGTCCGGCCACGGAGGCGTTTTCTGAGATGGGCCGCAGCGAACTGGGCGGCGCGGGCGCGTAAGCGCTGCGTCAGCCGCCGTGTAGGGGCAGAGGCCCGGATCATCCGAGCCGCACCGCGCGCCAGGGCCGCCACAAGGCCGTGACGCTGGCCGGAGGAACAGGGCTGGCTTTGCCTTCGCGGTCGCGGAAATCATGCGCTGCCAGCCGGATGATCCCTTGGCGCAGCGGTGCGGGGAGCGCGGACCAGCCGGACGCGATCCCGACCACCAGTTGCAAGGCCAGGCCTTCCCCTTCGAGCGGGAGTCGCAGACGGACGCAGCCACTTGCCGCCAGACGCCATTCCAGCGCGTCCGAAGGTGTTGCGATCACGGTTCGGCTCCCGTCGGCCGCAATCAGCGCCGCCGCTGTGATCTCACGCACGGGCCGTGAGACAAGCTCTTGCCAGTCGCCGGTGAGCGGCACTATCTCTTCGATTGTTTGAACCAGCGGTGCCTTGCCGATGAAGGCTTCGCAGATGGTCAAGCTGGTCTGGAGCAGACCATTGAGCGTTTCGTCTTCATTGGGTCGGCTGATCCCCAGCCAGTGTTTGAGTTCCGCCAGCGCGGGTTCGCCGGGCACCGGGGCTTGCACGATTGTCCGCTGCATGGCGGTGTCTCCGAAATTGTCATCGTCATGAAAAAATGCGCCCGCATCGCAGGGTTCAGGCATGGGGATGGCCAGAAGCGATGCGGGCGCGAATGCCGGCGGGACGCGAAGGGGACACGCAGACCCGCCGGTGCGAGGCCTGAGGTCAGGCCTCGATCTTGAGCAGCTTGATGGCGTTGGAATCGAGCACCTTTCCGCCAATCCGCTTGGTCGCGTAGAAATGCACAAACGGCTTGTTGGTAAAGGGATCGCGCAGCACCTGCGTGGCGCTGCGTTCGGCGATCAGATAGCCGTGGCGGAAGTTGCCGAAGGCAATCGGGAAGGCCCCGCCTGCGACATCGGGCATGTCCTCAGCCTCAATCACCGGGTAGCCAAGCAGGCGATCAGGCTGGCCTTCCACCATCCCGGGCTGCCACAGGAAGGCGCCATCGGCGGTCTTGAGCTTGCGCACGCTGGCCAGAGTGGTGGAATTCATCACGAAGACCGCCCCCTGCCGATGGCCCGATTTGAGCGCGTGGATGAGGTCGATCAGCTTGCTGTCGAAGGTGCTGCCGAGGCCGGTGGCGCTGCCCGATCCGATGTACTGCATGGTGCCGAAGGCGCGCACGCCATCGTCGGCGGTGCCCTTTGCACCAGTCAGAAAGCCTTCGGGTTGATTGACGCCCGTGCCGCGGACAAAGGCGGTGCCTTCGGCGCGGGCAAATTCTGTCGCGATTTCGCTGGCGAGCCAGGTTTCAAGGTCGAAGGCGGCATCGTCGAGCATGCCTTGGCTGGCGGCAGGGTTGGCATACAGGTCGCCAGACGGCGGGACGATTTCGGCAAACTTGGGCGTGCCGGTTTCGGGCCGGGCGGCTGCTTCGCTGACCCAGCCCGAAGCGATGCCGCTGGTTGTAACCAACTTGCGATAACCAGAGCTGCCAGTCTGGACGACCTGTGCGATGGCGCGGATCGGGCTGATGGTGACGAGTTCTGCGGCAATGACGGCATCGATCTGGCGCGGCACTGCGAACCCGCCATCGGCAGGGTTGATACCGCTGATCGCTTTCAGTTCTGTTTCGCGGCCGCGGCGCAGGTAACCGTCGACGAAGCTCTTGACCTCAGTCATGTCGCTGGCCGCAGCGGTGCCGCCCATGACCGGGCGGCTGGCCGCGCGGGCGACTTTGTCGAGCCGCGCCTTCACCTCGTCGACATCGCCGCGCAAGCCGGCAATATCGGCTTCGGCCTGATCCTGGCGTGCTACAATATCGAAGCTGGCATCAAGCGGGTCGACGGGATTGGTCATGATGGTGGGCGAATTTTCCATGGGGGAGAGGCCTTTCGGTTGGGCAGAAAAAAGGCCGCCCCAGTGGCGGCCGGTGGAAAGCAAAGGGGCTGGCAAAGGGTCAGCGTACAAGGTGCACGCGTGCGCCGTGTTGCAGCGGATGGGTGACGAGGCTGACTTCGAACAGGTCAATCTCAAGAAGCTCGCGCCCCGCCGCCGTCTGCTTGGCGGCGCGGGTGCGAAAGCCGAAGCTGAGGCCATTGACCCTGCCAGCCGCCAGCAGGTCGGCGGCGCGGCTATCAGGCCGGTCGATCCGGGCCAGCACCCGCAGTCCGCGAAGGTCTTCGGATGCTTGCTCGATTATACCGATCGGCTGGTCGGGCCGGTGCTGCCAATAAAGGGGCAAGGGGCGGTCACGTGCGGCAAGCGTCTTGGCAAAGGCCCCGCGCCGGATCGTGTCACGCCCGGCGTCGGCGATATCGAAAAGGGCGGCATAGCCTGCAAAGCGCAGCAGAGCGGGCGCGTTCACAGCCGGTCCCACAGGCCAAACCGTACGGCGATCCCGATCAGCAACAGCGCCAAGGCCCCGCGAACGATCCAGCCAATCAGCGCCTTCCACGCGCTCGTCTTGGCATCGCGCCAGGCCCGCAACAGTTCGCGCAGTTCGCCGAGATCCTCTTCGGCGCTCGGGTCACCGAGCTTGAGCCGGTCAAGAACGCGGTCGGTGGCAAACGCACTCGCCTCTTCCACAATCGCGCGCAAGGTGACCAGCGCCGCGCCATCGTTGCGGGCTTGGGCCATCAGGCTTGCCAGGACATCTTCGCGGCTCATGCAGCATTCCCTTCAGCCTGGAGGCCCAGCATCTGGCGCTTTTCGGCGCGGCTCAGGAAGTCGGCGTCGGAGATCTGCGACCACAATCGCTCGCGGTCCTCGGATAAAGCCGGGACACGGTCGAGATCGATCCGCAGCTCCGCCCCTGGAAACCACGGCGCGAGACCTTCACGCAGGGCGGCGAACAGCTTTTCCGCGAGCGGCAGCAATGTCAGGCGCCACAATGCGCGGCTGGCCTCGCGATAATTGGCATAAGTGTTATCGCCCGGAAGCCCGAGCAACATCGGCGGCACCCCGAAGGCGAGGGCGATGTCGCGCGCCGCTGCGCTTTTGAGCGTCGCAAAATCCATATCGGCGGGCGTCAGAGCCATGCTTTGCCACTTGAGCCCGCCATCGAGCAGCATGGGACGGCCCGCATTGGCCGTGCCCGAAAAGGCGGCATCAAGTTCGCGCTTCAGCCGGTCAAATTGGTCAAGGGTCAGCGCTGCACCGTCAGCCGTATCATAAACCAGAGCCCCGGAAGGCCGCGCCGCATTCTCCAGCAGCGCGCGGTTCCAGGCGGTTGCAGCATTGTGGATCAGCACCGATTGCCAGGCCGCCTGCAGCGCGCCCGCGCCGCAGTGATCGTCGAGCGGATGCATTGCCCGGATGGCAATCAGGCCGGGCCAGCCGCCCTCGTCCTCGATCGACAGCCGCGTGGTGTGCGGGCCAACGGTGTAATCATAGCTGCACGGCCAGCCATTGGCGTCGAGCACCACCTTGATCCGGTCTGGCCGCAGCGCAAACAGTTCGACCGGGGCGCCGGATGCGTCCTTCAGGATCTGTACGTAGCCATTGCCGTGCAACAGCAATTGGGCCGCGAGGGTTTCGATCAGCGATTGGCCTGCGCTGGTCGCTGCCACCAGCGCGGCGAGACGCGGGTCGGAGCAATGCAGCGGTGCCTGACCGATCCCTTCGGCAAGCAGCCGGACCGAACGCTGGGCAATCGGGTTGGCCAGGAAACCTTCGGCAATGCCGCGCGAATATTCATAACTTCGCGGGCCGGTGCCAGTATCGAAGCCGGGAAGCCAACCGTGCATCACGCCGGAAGCCAGCGGCACGCGGGTGCGCTCCCCGCCCTTGAAGGCGGAGAGAAGAGTGTCGAGCAAAGCCATGTCAATTCCTTTGGTTACATTTGCCGCACGCTCGGCCGTGCGCTTCGCCCCAGCAGCAGTTCGGTCAATGCCCACACGGCTGCATCGGCGCGGTCCGGGCTGCGCCCCGGGCCGGCATAGGCGCCGCCTGCCAGCAGGCCGCACAGTTGATCCTCCAACTGCGCGAACATCCCGGCATGGCGCACGCGCCCGGCGGAATAGAGCGCGGCGACCGGTTCGGCGCGGGCGACCTTGCCGCGCCTGGCATGCACCAGCTTCACGGGAAGCGCCCGATCGGCAGCGCGGAGCACGCTTTCAACCATGGCGCCGCCCTGGTTGGCTTCGGCCACCACCCGGTCTGCATCCCATTCGCGTGCCGCATCAGCGACACGCTGCGCCCATTGCGCTGGCGCCGCGTCGCTTATCGAACAGTCGGCCAGCACGCGGGCGATCCCGTCATCGCCAAGCCCTGCAACAATGATCCCGCATTCGTCCCCCGTAGCGCTGGCCGGCGGATCGACTGCGACCACCACCCGCATCAGCGCCGGCGCCGGGCTGGTTTCGCGTGCGACCTCCAGCATCGAACGGGTCCACAGCGCGCCTTCGATATCCTCGATCAGCTCGCCGCCGATTTCCTGGCGTTCAAGCTGTGTCCCGGCAAACTCGCTGCTGATCGCATGCAGGAAGCGTTCGGGCAGATTGCCTTCGTTCTCGGTGGTGGCGCCGCGTGTAATCACGATATCATCGGCGTTCTGGTGCTGTTTCATCAACCGTTGCACCAGTGGCACCGCGCGCGGCGTCGTGGTGACGAGGATGCGCGGATCGCCGCCCAGTCTCAGCCCGAGCAGCAGATTGTCCCAGCAACGCGTGGCGCGTCCGTGCGACAGTGGCCATTTGCCGATTTCGTCGCACCAGGCGTGGCTGTGCTGCGGCCCGCGCAGGCTCTCGGGCTCGGCAGCCGAAAACAGTTCGGCCTGCGCGCCGTTGCTGAACCGGATGCGGCGACGCGAGGGTTCGAAACGTGGTCGGTCGGCAGCCGTGTAGATGGCCAGCAGACCGCTTTCGCCTTCCACCATGACCGCGCGTGCTTCGGCCAGCGAGGACGAGATCAGCGCGATGCGCGCGCCGGGGTTGCGATCGGCGATCATCTTGACCCATTCAGCGCCCGCGCGGGTCTTGCCAAACCCGCGACCGGCCATGATCATCCAGATCCGCCAGTCGCCTTCGGGGGGCAACTGGCTGGGGCGGGCAAAATATTCCCAGACATAGTCGAACCGGTTTCGCTCGCCACGGGTCAATATGGTCGACAGCTTGCGCTGTGCTTTGGCCGCAGCTTTGTTGTCTTGGGTGAGCCAGTCGAACGGTTTCAACATCATGTCGCGGTCTCATCGGCTTTGGCCTTGCTCATCCGCCGCCGGATTTCGTCGATCTTGCGGTCGATCGACGCGCGCACTTCAGCCGGGCTGACGTTGCGTTCATGCGGTTGGCTGGCGGCGGCACTGTCCCGATGCGCGGCAAGCAGACGGATGGCGTTGGCAAAGTCGAACTTTTCGCCGTCATCAGTTTTGAAATCGCCTTCACGAAGGCGACGCAGCACTTCCATTTCGAGATGGGCGTAGCCCTCGGCGAGCGCGGCCTGCCACTGGCGTGCGAAATCGGGCTGGGCGCGTCGCAGGCGGTAAACCCGGCTGATCTCGATCCCGGCCTGGGCCGCCGCGCGGGTCACGTTAGACGTTTCGGCAAGATGGTCCAGAAAGCGGGTCCGCCAGTGGCGGTCCGTGCCAGTGCCAGTTCCGGTGCCAGCGCGGCTGGCAGGCGTGGTATCAATCTGCGCGGGGTCACGCTTCGCCATCGGCAATACTCCGATTGCGGACAGCAAAAAGGCGGCGATCCCCACGGGGAAGGCCGCCTTCAGGCGAATCGCAATTTTTCGACTATGCCCCTTGTTAACCCCGGAGCGTCACGATGTCAACAAAAATAACCAGATGGGTTAAATTGTCTACCCTCAGATAATGCCGATCGCCCGTCCAGCGCGTTCGAACATCCCGAGGATGGTCTGCACCTGATCGGCGGTGTGCTCTGCACACAGTGAACAGCGCAGCAGGGTCATGCCGGCAGGTGTCGCGGGGGGCCGGGCGAGGTTCACGTAAAGGCCTTCCTTCAACAGCGCCTCCCACATCATCGCGCCCTTTTCCAGATCGGGCATGATGACCGCGATGATCGCGCTTTGCGGCGTATCGGTGCCGAGCTTGAAGCCCAGAGCCTTGAGCCCGCCGTGCAGCGTGCGGCTGTTCTCCCACAGATGCGCGCGCTTGTTGCCGCCGTGCATAAGCTTGCGGATCGATGTGGCGCTGCTTGCCATGACGGCCGGCGGAAGCGCGGCGGTGAAGACGTAAGGGCGGCACACCAGCCGCAGCACTTCGAACTTCGGGTGGTTCGAGACGCAAAAGCCCCCGACCGTGCCGACCGATTTGGAAAAGGTGCCGATGATGAAATCGACATCGTCGATCACGCCCTGTTCTTCGGCCACGCCGCGCCCGTGCTGCCCGATGAAGCCCATTGAATGCGCTTCGTCGACCAGCACCATCGCGCCGTTTTGCTTGGCGATGCGGACCATTTCCTTGAGCGGGGCGACATCGCCCATCATCGAATAGACGCCTTCGAGCACGACCAGCTTGCCCGCGCCTTCGGGCACGCGCTTCAGCCGCTTTTCCAGCGCTTCGATGTCGTTGTGTTTGAACGGCACGACCTCGGCATCGCCCATCTTGCAGCCATCCCAGATCGAGGCATGGCTATCGATGTCGAGGATGATGTAATCGCCCTTGCCCGCCAGCGTCGAAATGATGCCGAGATTGGCCTGATACCCGGTCGAAAACACCATGGCATGATCCATGGCGTAGAATTCGCGCAAGGCGACCTCGACATCGCGGTGATCGCGGAACGTGCCGTTGAGAACCCGGCTACCGGTGGTGCCCGCGCCGAAATCTTGCATCGCTGCCTGCCCGGCCGCGATCACATCGGGATCAAACGTCATGCCCATGTAGTTATAGGTGCCGAGCAGGATCGTATCACGCCCGTTGCAGACCGCGCGGGTGGGCGAGAGCACCTGTTCCATCACCAGATTGA